TTTCCACTCGTCTTTTGAAAGGAGGTTTCCTAACCAAGCCTTATGCGGGCTTGGTGAAGGTTGCGGTCACTACCTCAGATACGGCTCCATCCTTGATGGCGATAGCCTTGATGGTGGTCGTATCACTCAGCGAGATAGCCTCACTATAGGTCGTACCATTCGAGGCAGAGGGAACGCTTCCATCAGTGGTGTACTTGATGGTTGCACCCGTTGTCGCAGAGGCGAGAGCAACGCTCAGGGTAGAGCCTTCAGCCCATGTTGCGGGGGTGAATGTAGGAGCCGATACGGTTGCCCAATCGGATGCCTTCACCTTGAACTTCTTATAGAGCTCACCATCCTCGCACTGAAGGATCTTGAAGGTCAGATCCACGTACTGACCCTCCTCCTCAGATGAGCCAGGTCGGAACGATACATGGGTTCTGCGGGCTTTGATACCCACCGCACCGATATTCTTAGGAGTCAGCTTGATCGAGAAATCGTCAGGAACCACGTTTGTCTTGACGGTCAGCTCATCGCCTCCCTGAGACTTCACGGCTCCCGTGAACATATTCTCTGTATCGAAGTCCATCTCCTTGACACGGGTGGTGATGGTAACAACGGGCTCACCCTCTTCTTCAGCGACCACGACTCCGCCCGTAGCGGTGGCGGTCAGCTTCTCACCATCCTCTGTGCCGAGAGTGGTGGATTTGTCATTGATCGTACCGATGGATACGAGGCTTGAAGCCATAGCGTCATTATCGCCAGTCTTACCGACCTCGATCTTACACTTCGACCATGACATGATAATCTTTCTTGCCATATTCTTCGACTTTTTTAGATTACACTTATTGAAAAACTACTCACTTATACGTCTGAAATGGATTCGGGCGGTTATGCACCATTGCCCGATTTCCTCATTCTTGATGGAGGTAGGAGTTCCATCCGATTCCATCCAATACTCGGTCTCATCATTCCCCTCAATGAAGGATCTGATAGCCCCTTCAAGCTCTCCGATGCGGGCTGCATCACGAACCATGCGACCATCCGAATTCTTGGTGTCAGGAACATAGATATTGAGGATCACCACTCCCGTCTGAATCTGCTCATCAAGCCCCGCAAGGAACTTCACTATCAGATCCTCGGTCTTGGCATTGGCCGGGCGCATATCAGGGCGATATACCTCACCTCTGATTGCATTTCCAAGGCTCCCATTCCTGATGAAGGAATAGAAATCCCTCTCCACCTCGATCTCTGTCTTTACTGCCATTCTATTCAGGATCAATCAATCCGTTCAACAACTTATTCACAAGGGATTCCGCTTTCAGCTCTGCCGATGTAAGCACATCCTTATGATGAATATTCTCCACGTATGCGGCATATTTCATTCCAGCACAGACGATCAGGACTACACCCCAAGGATATTTTGCCTGAAGTTTGTTCAGAAGGGATTCGGCTGCGGCTGCGCCTTTCTCGCCATTCCCCTGAGAACCGCTATACTGCTTGGATGCGCCATAGACAACGGGCTTCCCGTCATATAGGACAACATAACCGATGGATGATCTCAGATTTCCCGTGATATCATTATAGCTTCCGTTCTGTCTCGCAACCCTCACGCATTCCTCTCCGATATAGGAGAGCTGCTTGATGAGGTGATCCACGATGGCATTCATCTTCATCTTCAGACCATTCCTGAGTTTCCTCATATCGGTCTTACTGACGATAACCCCCTTGTAGTTCTTATGCGAGGTTAGAACCTTTGCCATACTATACCATTATCTGAACACGACCTACGGAAGTCAGAGGCTCAACGCTGAGGATATCGAATTCTCCAAGTGACTCACCCCTGCGCTCCAAAGAGATGCGCTTATGGGGGAAATCCGCCAGCTCAATGAGGATCGTGAATGATGCCTGACGGAATATCCCATCCTCATATTTACCCTTTCGGGTATCGCTATTGGTCTTTATGGAGCAGGGCAGGGGATCACTCCATGAGCTTTGAGCCGAGATGGGCTCTCCGTATTCATTGAGACCTCCACCGCTGACACTCTCATATCTCAGAAATCCGTTAGTCCTCATGACCTACCATAGATTCGATCCATCCTCCATGACACGCAGAAAATCGCTCAGAATCTCATCGGCATCGAGCCCATAGATATTGCACCAATACTTGATACTTTCCTTGATTCCTTCTTCCCTGACCGATGTGGAGACACCATTCTCTGAACGGCTCCCCTCCACATAGCCCTTTATCAGGCTTACCGCCACCCGAAAGATCTCAGGATCCTTCGGAGTGGCATCAGCCGTTGGGTCGATCCCCTCATTGAAAAGTGCAAGCTCGATGGTCTTATCATCGGGATAGAATGTGTTCGCCATAGCGTTACACAAACTCTTCAATGCCTCGGAATTCTTCATCGATTACTGCTTTGTCTTGAGGGTATAGATTCCATTCATCTCCGTGATAACGGGCAGGGCATTGACCTCAGCCTTGGTGAACTCGACTCCGTTAGAGCCCTGAGTCTCACCAACACCCCACTGAGATACACGGATGCGGTTATAGTTAGATTAAGCCCCTCCAGCCTCAGGCTTCAGCTCGCTATTCGCCCAAGCGTTCTTAACGAGACCGAGCTTTCCATCAGGAATGAACACCATATTCTTGGCATTCCAAGGAGAGTAAGGAGTGCGCTGAGTACCGTTCTGAATACGCACCTGACGGCGGATGGGAACGAAGATTGGGAAATCATTTTCCTCCATGTAGGCATTGATCTCCTTCAGCTGAACGATGCGGGATGACTTATCGTTACCCCAAATCATCTGCTTCATCTTCTTAGAACGGCACATATAAGAGATTCGGTCGGGAGCGCAGAGGATCTTTCCGAACTTGACCTTATCCTGAGCAGAGTCGATGATACCCTGAATATCCTCGAAGCAATCAACCGTCTCGATATTTGCATCAGTCCACTGGGTAGTGGCAGAGGCAATATTATCTGCGGGCTGATTGTAATCGATCAATCCACGAGCACCGCCCTCAGGGTTGGTCGTATCATCAAGAGTGAACTTACCCTCATTAGAGAGTGCGCCACAGAAGATGAGATCGAGCTTACTGAGGACTGACTTAACTACGGTCTCGACATCACCCCACATCAGCTTCACGAGCTGCTCATTCTTGACCTTGTCAGGCAGGGATTTTGAGTCGAGGATCTGCAACACCTTGCGATAGTTCTTGACGGTCATCGGCAAGGTAATCGCATGGGTCAGGATGGTCTCCTTCAGGGTTTCAAGACCCTCAGTGCCAAGGATAGCCGCCTTAGCATCTGTTCCGATGGTTGGAGCTGCAACAGTGATATTGTACTGACCGATCAACTCCTCGAAATCAAGACCTACGGTTGGGATATCCCAATCAAGGAACTGCTCGAAGATCACGTTGTCGAACAATTTCTTATTCAGCTCTGAGACCTTATCGAAGCGAATCTGAACATTCTTAGTCAGTTCGCCAAAGATTGATGAATAAATAAACTCAGGCATGGTTCTACTGCTTTATGAACAGAATGTTCGGGTTAGACTTGAGGCAGCAGCCATTCAACCATTCAGGCAGGATGGGGAAGTTCAGGCTCGGATAGAGCACGACTGCCTCATAAGCTGCATCGATGGTCGGCAGACCTTTGCCGTTAAACTCTTTCACTGCACCATTCACCATATTCGGGGTGTACTTAGCCACAGACTTCTGCAAAAGAACATAGTCATTTGCAGCGAGGGTCTTTTCACCGAGATATGGGGTGACTGATGCGAGGGCGATCTGACCATCGCTGGGGTTATCAGCGACAATCTTCAGGGCTCCCTCTGTTGATGCATCTGCATCGATATAGCCATAATCGGATGCCTCCACGATAGCCTTACCTGATGCCAGCCCCGTGATGGCGGCTGAGAGGTTCAGAACATCGTAATCGGCATTGGCGGTATCGATAGATGAGATCGACACGGACTTATCTTCCTTGCCTACCATTGCGATCACATCGCCAGCGGCAAAGAGATGTCCCTTGGCAATTCGGGGCTTGGAGGTAGTGCCTCCATTGAGAACGGTAGCGATCTTGATGACTGCGGCAGACATCTCGCTGAAGTTCACCTCTACGAGGACTCCACGATAAACGACAGAGCCAACGGGGATATTGTTCTTCGGCTTGAAACCACCTGGCAGCATCTTACATTCGCCTCTCCAAATCTCAGGAGTATGCCCCTTGATTGAAGTTTTCTTGAATTCGATAGCCATTGTTCAATACGAATTAAGGGTGAATAAATATGGATGCTTAGTTATTGTCGGGTAAGCCTTTCGCCCATGCCGACTGTCTCCAGAAGTTCCTTTGCTTTTTTCTTACGTGCAAAGGGGCTGAGGCGGGCATACATCATGGGA